AGTATTCCACGTCTGCCTCCATTGAGATAACATTGTATTGATGATCTTTATCAGATGCTAGAGCAACATAGTGTTGAAGCTTTCCACCTATCGTTTGAATGGATTGACCTACAACCTCACCGATAGATTCCCTAGTGTTATCAATTCGGGTTTTCCCATGTCCTAAAAATGCTTGAATTCCATCCTTTACATTGTTATACAAAGACAAAATTGAATTGCTTGTCCATTCTAATGGCTTGGAAGTTCCACCTAGTATTTTTGGATTTGAAATTCCTTCCTTTGCCAAAAGAAAAACTTTTACAAACTTCCCTTTTAAAGACTCTGGATTTTGGACGATTGATTTCCAGTCAATACCTGCTTGAATATAACCGTTGATAATCATTGCATTTCTCCTATTAAATCGTTGATTCTTGATACATCCTGTCCGCCTTCCTCGTTCAATCTTTCATCCTCTAACTCTTGGTCGATAGTAGGGATGAATTCTCTGAATGTTTTGGAAGAGATTATTTTCTTATCATGCAATGGTGAAAATGTTTCAATCAGCATTTGGATGTAAGAAGCTGACACCTGTGGTAATATTGTATAAATTCCAGTTGGATCTAATGCTGTACCGAAAAGAGTGTTGGAGGCAATACAATAACTTTTAAAAACTTGTTCCCACATATTCTGCTGTTTGGTTTTTTCTGAAGATATAGCAGCATTTAATTCAAAAGCTAGCTCCTTAGCAGTTGCTCGGTTGGACATTAGCTCTGGATAAAGAAGATAGATCGGGATTGAAGTCGCGAAGAAAATTCTTTGCATTCTGATTTGAATGTTCTTGTCTAATGAATCCACACCTTGCAAAGTTGCCTGAATATAACTTAGCCTAGTTTTATAAAGTGCCAAACCCTCACCGATTTTCCATCGTCTGCCATCCTCTGCAGCTATTTCACTAGATTCAATTCTTGGTTTCCCTTTCAGAATGTTCACGATTTGGTCAAACCAGTTTTCATCATCTACTTCGAAGTAAGGTGTTGGGTCTGCGAAAAGTTTATTCACTTGTGACCAATGTTGTAAGCCATTTTCAACTTGGTCAATATCATCTAGGCAATAACCTACAACAGGTGGGGCAATTGTTTCTCCGGAAAATTCGTCTTGTCCAGAGTATTGCATGTATATCAACCAAGGAGTTTTTATCTCTATTTCTCCTTGTTCTGAATTGTAAACAATCCCTGTTATTTTTTCGTATTCGTCATATAACAATCTATACTTATATTGATGCCAAGGCAATGCCCGAAGTCCTAAAGTATTGTCATCTCTCTTATAAAGTGCAATCGCCAACCGACCTTCCCTTTCCAATAGTTCTGAATATTGTAAAGTTTTCTCAAAAATTTGTTCCTGGTTCATCCAATCTTTCAGAACATTCACAACATTTTCTTTTCCAAAAACTTTTAGTTCTCCGCCTGCAATTGCTCCAGCTCGGTAGTTGATAATTCGTTTTGCGACAAGTGAACCCTTGGAAGCTGTATCAAAATAGAGTTTCCGGATCTTGTCAATTTTGTCTGTATAATTGGAAATTATTTCTCTAGCATCTTTTTGCTTGGAGGAAAGAAGTGTGGCATTAGGCGAAGATGGATAGCGGAAAGCCTGGATTGCGTTGATGATTCGTCTTGTTATATTCAATGGGTTTCCTCAATATAACTTTCCTAACGAATCTAAATTTATGTCAAGGGGTTTTTTGGCTAAGGCTGAGAATGCAAGTGATGCGGCGTCAGCTTGGTCATCGTGGTCATAATCGTTGTCGTCTTGCGTGAGAAAAACAAGCTCTTCAATAAAGTCAGAATTCCAATGAGCCTCTTTTAGATAGATGATTCCGTTTTGCAAAGCTGCGGAAAGCGGTTCCCATCTAGTGTATTTCTTCCCTGATTCTCGGAAAACTCTAGTTATGTAGCCAGGCAATTTCTTTACCATTGCATCAGCTTGGTCTTTCCCTGCTTGTCCTGGGTCTTGTACTATTCCAACCTCGCACCGTCTCCCATCTGTTTGAGCGGTCAATTTGATAACGTCCTCAGTATCACCGCCTCTTTTCCTGAATCGCAAAACATCGAGAATATAAAAATCACCTTTTGCAGATACTCCAATTTTCACTCCTGCAGTCCAATCAGGATCTTGGTTTTTGTCGCTCGGCTCAGTTGCTGCTCTATCCCAAACACGAATTTCCTTAACGATTCCTGGAATATGAGAAACAATTTTCCCTTGAAAATCTTCTCGAGCAAAATACATTCCAGCTTCAAAAGAAATATCCCAATCACCCTCACGCCATGCTTTTTTGAGATAACTTGGCAACCCTGTCGTGGCTCGGTTTAAATATTCGGGGTCTTTTGCCATTAGATAGGTGTTATCCGAAAACACTGCTGGAATGTAGCAATAAGTCCAGCCCTCGTTAGTTTGAATTTGCATCGGTGGAACATTCATAAATCGATCTTTTAGAATTTTGTGGGCTCGACCGCCTGGGTTGGCAGACATTACAAGCCTTGGAGGGAGAGGAGAATTTCTGATAGTCGCTTTTATTCTTTCAATTCCTTCCAGAGATTTGAGATTTCCAACTTCGTCAAACCCTACCCAGGTGTACTCGTGACCCTGATAGTTGTCAGAATCTGAAACTGAATTCATATAACGAAGCTTTAGACTAGCACCGTTTTTATGCCTGTAAATATAGTCGCCTTTATTTAATGTGAACCCTAAGGGCTTAAGAAATTCATCACACTTTTCTACAATGTCCTCCAACTCAGAAAATGTTCTACGGAAAATAATCCCCTTCGCGAGTCCGTGGATATGCAAAAACTGCTTGATGTAATCGAATACTAAACCTGCTGTCTTACCTGGTCCGCGGGCTCCTCCGAAAAGAATTTCATTAGCTGGGCAAGATAGAAACAATCCCTGTTTGTAGGAGGGAATTATTTCTTTGATTGCGTTTTCTTTTCCCATTCTTCGAAGCTCATAGTTGGCGGTGTTAGGATATTTAAAATATCACCTGATAATTCAACTGATTCTTTTGCTTTTCCATAAGCATCGTCTTTAATAGAATTCCAAGCATGCACATTGCCTTTGCTTAAAACTTGTTTGATCATTGATAGAGCCATCAACTGCTCGACGGAAAGTTTTTCAGTCTTACCAGTGATAGGGTTTTTTTCGGTCATTGTAGCTTCAAGGAATTCTCGGATTACAGTTGATCGATTGCGAGAACCTTTAGGGCGACCGTTTGGGTTAGGAGATGGATCACCTTTTTTGGACGGGTTCAAAGTCCCTCCATTTCTCCCCTTTACTGTGTTTTTACTTTGTTTTTTTGATTCCGACATATTTTTTCCCACCTATTTAAACCATTGCTCGTAAATCTGATTTGCTATTTGGGCAGTCATAACGGGAGGAACCGACATACCAATTAAATATTTATGTTCTATTGATTTGAAATTATAATCTTGTGGGTACGTTCCACCACAACAATATTCTATTTTGTTTATTTTTCTTGGTATTTCTGGATGAAATGGTTCTGCATTGCCTCCAGAAGCTGTTAATGTTGGAAAAATGCTATTCCAATCTAATTTATAAGCATTAAACCAATGACCTTTTGGATGTACTGAACTAAAAGCATTTCCTTTTTTACACAAATTCCACCATTTTAATTGGTCGGTAGTTAATTGTTCTTCATTACCAATTGTTTGTTCATATTCTCCAAAAGTAATAGCAACCTCACTAAACTCTAATTTCAATTTAGGCAAAGAATATTCTTTTTTGTGTCCAATAAAAAACACTCGTTCTCGTTTTTGTGGAACGCCCATTGATGCAGCATTAAGACAAAAAACTTGCACATTGTAACCTGCATCAGTCATTTTCTTAACTATGTTTTTAGAATATACTTTTGCGTTTCCTTGAATAATTCCTTTCACGTTTTCTAGAATAAAGACTTTTGGTTTTAGCTTTTTGATTGTTTCGCAGTAAACAAAAACTAGGTCATCAAGAACTTGCTTGGCTTGCCCTTCTCGGAATACTTTTTCTTTTCCCCAGGCTTTTTCTCGACTGCCTGACATTGAAAAAGATGAGCAAGGTGGGCTCCCGTCTAATATATCTAAATTAAATAACTCTTTTGGAAGATCAGTCCGCTCATTAAAAAGCCTCAAGTCTTCCGTAAAAAGATATTTTGGATTGTGATTTGTTTTATAAACGTCCGCAACTTTTGGATCAATTTCAACGCCACCAAGGTGCTCAAAGCCTGAAAGCTTGTATCCCATGGTTGAGCCACCGCCACAAATAAAAGTTCCAAAAACCTTTAACCCGTTTTTTTTTATTCCTTTTGCAGGATAGCCATTGGCAAGATTCCAATTATAAGGGAATTTATGCTTTTCCATTAACAAGTTTCCAAAGTGCTTTTTCTGGATTTTCATCAACCTTCAAAAGTTTTGCTTTAATTTGGTTGTATTGGTTTTCTGGGTAAGTAAATTTTAAAGTCATTTGATCGGAAAATTCAACAACATTGATTTCTTTATTTTTTTCTGAATAATCAACTTCCAAGCTAAAATCAATATCCAAACCCCAATTTTCTAAGCTCTCAAGATTCCAATTTGCATTCAAATCTGAAAAATCCCAGTCACCAAAATTCACATTGTCAGTGATGATAAATCGTTCTTGCTCCGCTTTTGTAAGTTCATCGGCAATTAAGATTGGAACTTCTTTCAATCCAGCTTCGATGCATGCCTTGAGTCTTTGATTTCCGCCTAATACCATCATGGATTTGTTGACCACGATTGGGCGGAGGTCTAACATTTTCGGGAATTCTTGAATCGATTTTACAAGTTTCTGGAATTTTTCGTCTCGGATCACCCTGGGATTTTTGGGGTTCGTCTTGATGGATTTGATTGGGACTAACTTTGCTTTCATTTCGCTTTAACCATATAAGCTCTAATCCCAAAAATGTTGACAAT